CTCTTTTTTTATTTTCTATATTATTGATTTATCGTTATTTATGCTTATCAACACACAAAGCTAAGCCTTCCACGGCATTATCGTGCTGTAAGTCTTCTTCACATCTTGCGTCAATGCGTCTGCCAATGATTTTGTCATAAAAATAGCTGCCCCGTCAAGGGTAGAAATTCTTGGGTCTGCTTCCATCAACATGGAGTCTACTATGCCCGTTGCAACACCGGATTCTAATAATTTCGATTTTTGAAGGGCTGCCGTTGTTTGCGAATTTGCCGCAATTGCTGTTTTCTGAGCCTCATTATCTGTAATTATTGCAAACAGTCGTTTCCAGAATCCATCGGCAACTGTAAACAAGTTGGTGTTAACCCCGTCTGTTATCTGACCACTTCCTTCGGTTATATTATTTGCATCCTTGTCGCCGAACCAAATTAACCGCCACATCATATTTATCATGGCCTTTTCCAATGCCGGGCGATAGACAACATTCATATATTCGATAGAGGTCATGTCGCCCTTATCCGTGCCTGTTTTCAGCGTATATTCGGCTACTGTACCCATAATATCGTCATAACAGAGCTTTAAGGGTATTTCCCATTCTCCCAATTCCCACTCTTTTTCGTTCGCCTCAATGGAAGCAGATACATAAGTAGGATTACACCGGTTCGTCAGTTTCGTTCCGACATCTTCCATATCGCCTATGAACCCTAATTTCTTCCCGTTTCTCGCACTAGTCATCAATGTAAATAGCGCTTCAAGGCTTTCGTCCTTGAACGTTGTCATCGGAATTAACTCCTGCAACGTTTTTATCGCCCCATTATCAGGGGTCAAATCTTCAAAAGTTCCCATAATAACCTAAACAATCTCTTAATATTACCTATTTTCTTTTTCGCTTTTCAACCTCATGGGCTTTCGCTTTCTCTTTCCTCTCCCTTAATTCCTTTTCAAGGACGTTTTCCTCTTCTACCGGATCTTTCTTTCTAGCCGGATTTGGTTTAGGGGGCACATAATTGCTAGTCGTCACTCTGTCAAGCCATTGTTTGCCCCCTGCCGCTTTAACTTGGGCTAGAATAGCAGACTCCTCGTCGCTTTTTCCCTTCGCTCTTTCTGATTCCAGCTCCGCTGTAAGTCGAGCAATCTCAGCTTTAAGTGCTTCCACATCTTCGCCTCCATCAGGGACAGCTTCACGAATATCGGTAATCACGCCGTCAGATACGATAATCGTTCTCCCATCGGGCATCAACCATTCCCCGTCAGGGCTGGCGGCATCACCTACCTCCGGGTCTCCTTCTTCTCGTTCTACTGTCAATACTTGCCCGTCCTCAGTTTGTAGCTCGATGTCTTTTGCACCTGACAAACCGAGTGCTTGCGCCAACACATTCAGCGCATCTTTCAGATTCTTTTTACTCATGTTTTTTTTATTTTTGTTTGTATTGGAAATAGCCGAAATCGGCTCGATTATTTCCGTTATGAATCCCAAATCCTTAGCTTCCTGCATGCTTATATAGCGTTCCTCTTTCATCAGAGTGGAGAGAACTTCCCTATCAGCCCCCGTGCGCTCTACATAGAAGTCAAGAATCTTATTATCCTCCGACCTCAAATCATTAGCTTTTGCTTCCAGTTCTTCCGCCGTGGCATTCTCTATATAAAAATCACAGAAGCGGGTATTGTGAATCAGAAGCCTCTGGTTCTTATATCCTTTACGTACCGAACCTGCGAGCAGGACTATCGTCGCCATAGAGGCGCACACTCCGTCAACCACCGTTATTATTTTTTTGCCGGTCGCCCTCAATTTGTCAACGATAGCCCAGCCCTCGGCTACATCGCCGCCCGGACAATGAATGCGCACCTCTATCGAATCGTCATCTTCCGGTATCTGGCTTACAAAATCGTCTACATCGATGAAAGAAACTGCATTGTCCCCGAAAAACTGCAATAATGCTTTTTCCGACTCGTTCGCTATTTGAGAATATATTTTTAATACCATTATCCAATCATTGGTTTATTCCAAATTTACGAAGGAATAACCTATCAAACAGAATGATAAGAAGGGATTCAACTGCACGGATTTTGCAGCAAAAAAAATGGCGCATATCCTCACGGACACACGCCACTCGAAACACAACACATATAATTAAACAACGGAATCGAACTTTTTCAAGATGTAATAGAATTTTCTCGGCCTTATCTGGTACTCATCGCTCAATTTCTCGGCGATATAAGACACTTTTAACCCTTCTCCCTTCATCGTTAGGAAACGCTTGTACATTTCAAGGTACTTAACATCGTCCAGATTGACTCCGGCACGCCTCATCGCTTCCAATATGGGACGGCTTATCTCTATACATTCGTGTACTTTCATGAATCGAACAATTAAATGGAACCTAAATTCTCTACCACTTTAACTTGTGAACCCACCTTGTTAATCTCCGTAACGGAAACAATCGGGTGGACATCTTGCATGCCTCGTGCAATGGCTCGTGCAATCATCTCCTCACCGAGAGCCTGACTGCTTTTTTCCCGAACTTGTATGGGCACGCCTCCTCCGGCTACATTAATAGCAGACAGTAGCGGAGCGAACATGGAGGTAGCTCTTGCTGTCATTACGCTCTCACCGTTAGACAACATAGCGGGTATGCTGTCGCTCGTTCCCGTTCCGGGGCCTTCTACAAGACCACCATCGGCAAACTTGGCCGATTTGACAAGACCTATTGCTGTTGTCATATTTGATATAATCGCAGCAATTGTAGGAGCAAAAGCTATTATATTTTTGGGAAATGATAAACCAGCGGCGGCGGCAACCCCTTCTGAAATTGCTTTTCCTGTATTTATCGCAATTTCAGCCAACGCCAGTGTCTTTGACAATATTGCAAAAGCCTTATTGTCCTCTCCAAGCTGCTCGAATAACCCCGATAGAGCTCCTGTAATTTGAGATGCCGCTTCGAACTTCGCTTGTTCTATTTCTATTTCCCTCTGGGCAAGTTCCTCTTTGGCATCCAAATATTCCTGCTGGGCTTCGAGTTGTCGGGCTTTGAACTCGGCATCGCTTTCTCCCTCTAACTGCTGTAAGGAATCAAGCCGTTTCTTGGCATTTTCAAGCTCGACTTGCAACTCATCTTCTCCGGCTATCTTTGCGGCGGCTAACCTGTTGGACAGTTCGAGTTCCAATGCTTCCATAGCTTTCTCTTGCTTTTTCCGCTCATGCTCCGATGTCATTTCGTCGAGTTTCTTTTGATAACGTTCCTCGATTAGTTGTTTCTGCTCGGCAGTCAGTTTTGTATTGGATAGTTCTATCTCCTTTTCCTTTTTGAGTTGTTCTGCTTTCAAGCTATATTCCTGAATTGTACCCTCTGTTGCCAATTGAAGCCTCTGCTCAATATAAGCAGCTTCTTGCTCTAACTTTTCCCGAATCGATTCCTCATTCACTTCTGCTAACTCTGCATCTCTCTGCTTTTCCAAGTTGGCTATTGTGGCACTCATGGCGGCCTTCGCTTCGGTCGTTAGATTCTCTTCTGTTTCCATTCGCTTCTTTAAATCTGCTATCTGATCATCATAACTTGCATTTATGTCTGCTTTCTGTTTTTCAAAACTATCTTTAATTAGCGCATTTTCAGAATCACGGAGAGCACGCATAGCTGCAAGCTCTTTATCCGAACGCTCTTGCACTAATTGTAACCGTTGTTCCTCCTCTTGATTTAATTTAGTTTGAGCCTCTGAACGTTGTGAATATAACTCCCTTGTTTTTGTATTATATTCTTTTTGAACATTGTACAAATTAGCTTCTGCTTGTGCCAATTCATCATTCACTTCTTTACTATTTTTTGTTCGCTCAGCTTCTTTTTTAGCTATTTCTAATCTCTGTTTCGCTTGTTCCAACTCATTATCTGCCATAGCTTTTTCCTTATCTATGGCTTTATTCAAGAATTGTATGCGTTCTTCTGCTGAATATTTATCCCTCTGAGCAGATTTCGCTCTCAAATCAGAGGCTTCCATACTTAATTTCGCATTCTCTACAAGGTCGCTCCTTTCTTTATTGGCTAAATCTAATTTCTGCTTTTCAAGTTCTATATAATCCTTTGAATTTTGATTTATGCTATCTCCTACTCCAATAAAATCCAAAAAAGCACCCACCAAACCAGTAACAGCTTGTGCGGCAGAAAGAAAAACATCTACAATAGATTCCACAACCCTTGTTATTCCGTCCATTGCCATTTTCAACGGAGCCAATACCTGCTGCAACTTAACATATTGTTCTTCGTTGTTCTTTGCTGAATTTGCCAGTTTCAAGAATAATGCCGTAATGACACTTATAACAGCAATTACCGGGTGAGATTTAAGAAGATCAAAAGCCTTGCTTATCCCTATAATACCATTCCTTACAGCCTGAATTCCTGCAACAAGCTGATTGTTCCCAAATACGCTTTTGATTGCATTTTCATAGTTACCTACATTCCGGTTGAATCGACCGGTTGCCTCTTCTGCTCCTTTAAGCTCTTTTGTAACAGCATTAATCTTGTCTTGTAATTCTTTCCCTTTCGCCGAATCCCGTTCCGCCTTACTTAGATTGTCATATTCGGCAGTCAGATTGGATAAAGACGCACGCAGTTGAACAAGTGAACCTCTTAAATCCGATTCAACTTTAATATTATTTTGAATCTCTTTCCTAAGAGCTCGTATCTTTGTAGAATATTCGGTAACATGCTGTTTTGAAAGCTCCATTTCCCGATTATATTCTTCCCAAGAAACAGTCCCTTCCTTTAACCATTGGTTGTACTCTTTTTGCAAATTCTTTTCCCTTTCTATTTGGGTATTCAGCTCCATTATTTGTTTAATCGCTGCCTCTGTATTTGTTTGTACTTTAACATTGAGGATAATCTCTTTCTCTGCCATAACCTAAAACATTTATAGTATTCATAATAATTTAAGTAGTTCACACTCTGAATAATCACCTTGCGACTTTATAGATATAATAGCGAAAAATGCAGCATATCGCTCTATATATACAGGTATCGTGTAATCGAGGTTTTTCAAATCTATCTCAGTAAGCCTGAATGTGTCCTTAATCACAAACGGCGACTTGATGATGTCTTGATAAAAAGATAGACCGAAACGTGATACCCGGTTTTGAAATTTAAGGTCTGAAAAGTCTAAACGGGCATCCTCCTTGCCTTGACTATCAAAAGAGATTACAAGCTGCATAATCCTGTCCCCGCAATCAACAAGCTCCACGATCGTACCGTCGTCGCTCCATTTGAAATATGGAACAGCCCTCATGTCCCCATTGTCACCCCCGGCAGTATAAGGGAGTTTCAATAAGTCTTTTTCATAGTCGAGAGTCTTATTTTGTACAACCATATAGCCGTCTGCACTCTTGGCGTTCTCGTTCTCCTCGTAACGGAAATAGTTCTTCTGTGCAAAGTCCCCAAACGTGTACGAGGTCTCTTTGGCCGTCCACCCTGTCGGGACTAATTTCTTGCTCCAATCGACCGCCTTGTCTCTATTATCTATTATCTTGTTTACGGATATGAAAGAGACACCGGTATCGCTTTTTATGGCGAACAAGCCGAACAGCCAGCATATTTGCTTTATGAAATCGACAACCGATATATCCGGCAGGTTCGAGCCGATCGGATAAACACCTCCATAAGCAACATCTTCGGTTATATCCGGGTCGGTTATCTTCACATAGCTTTTGATTGTCCCTAATCTATAAGTCGAAGTTATTTGCATCTCAATATCGCTATATCCTTCCAATCTGAAAGGCATACTGCCTTTATATCTGCAAACGCCCAGTTCATCGGCTTTAAGATAATATATACCCAAAACATGAGATGAATTATAAACCATGACTTCAACCGCAGTTTTACCGGCCGGGGCGGTCGTCGATATACACAAATCCAACTCCCAGTCTTTCCAGTTACTCGTATTGTGAATAATTATATTATTCCAATCGTGACCCGTGATAATCCGTATATTCTGAATCGCATTTACTTGCCTCAACTGAACCCCTCGTGTATCTTCGTCAATTCCCGTTATTTCCGCTTCAAACCAGTTGTATTTGGGATTTGCTTTCTGTGAGATGAGGGGCAAGTACAACAGTTCTATATATTGCTTATAGCTGCCCCAATCCATTGTAAGACCGTAATATGAGGCTATTTCTTCCAACAGCCTCATGCAATTGACCGACGGGTGTATAAATATCTTGTCCCGGTTGGAATCTACATCTATACCCGTATTATGACGGATATAACCGTGTGACAGTTGACCGTTAACCAGTCCGTTGTCGTATGTCGTAGAGCTGTTCCACGGCAAAGCCATATCGGCAAACTCCTGTATGCTTTTATCATCGTTCATGAGCTGAATAAATTTCTCACTCATTCCCCAAGTCAAGGCCACATTAAAGCCGTCTTCGCTACACGATATAAGAACGGCTTTTGCGTCGAACAGCTTTACCCCATTCCTGTAATACTCCGCATTGAAATAGTCCCTCATCATGTAGCTCTCATGCCCGGCAACATCGGGAAATTCCAACAGCCGTATATTCTTATCCGTCCTCGGTAGGGTTATCGTATAACTGTTAGAGGCTGTTATCTTGGAAATGTCCCCCAACAAATTGCTCTTGAAATTGAGTGTTATCTCACTGTCGCCCAAATCGACACTTTCACCCTTGATATATAGTTCCTCTTTCATATCTTTATTGTTAACTCTTCGGGTAATTCAATCTTGAAAACAAAATCTTGAAGTTCAGCACTCGTCCTATCAAAATCTCCGGTCTTCACATTTACTCTGATAAACGAATCTTTCGTTTCCGACAACATATATACCATAGGCGAGTATAATACTTCCTCGACATAACCATATTCTGTTTTGTCAATCATCGGCAGAGCGAGAGTAAGTACTCTCTTAGCAATCTTGTTACATTGTTTTACAGTATCGAATATGGCATTATTCATATAATTCTTCTTGTTATATTCCTCTTTCTCAATGTTAAGAGTCTCTCCTTTGTTTTTAAAAAGGAAATAGCTCCTACCTCCCAATGAATTGAGCCACATTAGATATATACCGTCAGTACAATCACTATACCTAATAAAGTAAGTCATATTCCCTGCTCCTGTGCCAATCAATGGGTAATCATCATTTGTATTTACCGAAATCGTGTCGGACGTATAAACAAGATAAGACTTTCCATCTTTTATCGCTGGCTTTTGAAGGTCAACGTTAATCATAGATGTAACTGATCCTCTGTTTATATACAAATTTTCCGGTAATAAAGATTGGTCAACCCGTCCTTTCGGCTTTAACAAAAAATCTACCGAAAAAGGAAGATTGGAAAATTGTTTTACCTTAACAATTGAATTGTTAAAATAATATTTGAAAGGCTTTACAGCACCAAATATAAGGACACATCTTGATTCAAATGTATCTATACCCAAAGTTGTATATATAGAGAATCCAATAGAAACTTCTATTGAAGTCTCTGAATATCCAGTTCCAGTCAACAATGAATCTATACTGAAAAATTGTCTTAGCTGATAACTTATGTCTCGCTCAACCTTATCAACAGAGTTGAAAACCCAACCATCTCTATATTCCGTATTATTATCATATATATATATGTCGACTTTATTAATTTCGCAATTTTGAGCTTCAATAATAACCATGTTTTGAGAGAAAACATAAGCAAAAACATTAAGTTTTAATATCGAATAATCTCCTGTAAAATTCATAATCTTTCTAATATTTCAAGTTTATACTCTAAATAAATCTTATCTTCTACCCGTCTAAGAAACTCATCTATAAAGGGAGTGTAAATGTCTGCTCGTCCTCCTTCCCTATATAGCTTCGTACCCTTTGTGGCTATCGTATGGCTTATAGCTCCCGCTGCCATATTCAGGCTTCTTTCCTCGACCGTATATTTCGGTTGCCAGTTCTCAGACGGTTGGCGAATGTATGGAACTTGCCTTACCGATATTCCTTTGTCAATAATCCATTGCCTGATAATATCTACCATATTAGATGGAACACCTCCCGCAGCCCTACCTTTCTCTACCGTGGAAAATGCAGGGCGCCCTAGTAAATAGGCTTCGATTTCCTTTTCATTGCCTTCTATATATACCTCGATACTATCGGCCGTCTGTCCCGTTACCGTTGTTCCGGTAGCTCTCAACTGTTCTACAATCTTGCCTTTGAGCCACTCCAATTCTTCTTGTAGAATTTCCCTTATACGCATTTTCCTGTCGATTCTTTAAGGTTCAAAGAAACTGATACGCCTGAACACTGTATCGCCATATCCCTGATTACATCATGGCAACTCCATGCGGTTATTGGTTCAAAATATCGGGTGTCGTTTACCCGAACAACAAATTCCTCGACGGCAGAACGCATTCGCTCTATAATAGTATTCGTATCTTCTCCTTCCGGATCTATACCCTCATGGTCGAGAAAAAATAACAAAGGCTCTATATTCTTCTTCAACATTCCCGAAACTGTTATTTCTCCTCCTCCATTGATAGGCATTACATACAATACGGCAGGAAGTTGCTCAGGCTGTTGAAGCCACTGGTTCAAATGATATATATCTCCTATTGAGAAAGAGAAGCCCATAGCCTCTACGATCTCCCTTATCTTATCCTCCATCATTTTTTCTTGTAAATTAACTTTTGCAATCTCCTTTGATAAGCTACTACTTCGTTATCCATTTTCAGACATTGATAGATAACTACCCACGGCACACATTGAAGAACATAATTATGATCTATTATTCCCATACGTTTGGCATAAGAATCGACAATACCGAATGTGCCAAAATTCAACGATGTTACTCCTGCGGCTATCTCCTCCGATGAATAACTCATTGTTTCACCGAGCGCCTCAAACATTTTGGAAACCCTCTTAACCTCATCTATAATCCAATTTCTATATCCAGCCGTGACAGATATATCAGCTTTCAAAACTTCCTCTTCGGTAAGTCCCTCAACAATCTGCATTGGCTTTATAAATTCTTCCGAGGTCGTCTTTATTTCCATTAACTGCAACAATTCACCGTACATAATACCGTTTATGTCTGTTTTTAATGGTTTTCCTTTGAATGTAGAAACTCTTTTAGCTCCTTTTACACTTTCTACCGATTCTTCGGTTAAACATTCCATGATAGCTAAAAAATGAGCCGTCGTACATGTCTTTCTTTTTTCTCTTTTCATATATTTCCGAGTTTAAATATCTTCTTATGTTGTGGCGGTGTAAACAATCTATTGAGGGCTACATAGCGGATAGCATCTAGCGAGTGATTGAATAATTCGATAGGCTCATTTGTAGGTTCTCCATCATCTCCTTCTTTCCACTTATAATTTGCCAGCTCTTTCCTTATATTCGTACTTCGCCTCGTCACATGCCACTTATATCTTTTCAAGACCGAAATACCTAGTCTTATACTATCATTCCCTTTCTTCGCTCCCTCTATCCTAAGCCCGAACCTCTTCAATTCCTCTATGCTCTTAGGTTCTGCACTATCGGCGATAATGGTAATGGACACCATTCCATTTTGTCGAACGACTCTCGAAATATCGGGATTGGTTACCTTTCCTTCAAATAGAATCTCATCAATCCATAAATCGCCACCAGATAAACGAACATCAACCAATGCCGTTGGATCGTTATATCCAAAGTCAAGTCCAAGCCATCTACCCTTGTAATTATCAGGCATAGAATCGACAATATCATAATTGTCATAAACCATACCTCGGAGTCTTCCAGTCTTTCCCCTCGCATATACACGGTGAAGCTCCTTATCTTCAATCCCTTCTATCTTATCATGCTCCTCTTCGGAGAGAAAAGTATTGTGGCGATGATCAGTAATGAATAGCTTTGCCTCTGGCTTCCCTATTATCTTATCATGTACCCAGAAACGAGCTGTCGGGTTATAATCGATAAATATCTGATTTCTTGTACGAATGGCAAGCTGCCAATATACAGGATAAGGTATACCGTTAGCTTCATTGACAAACAAATAATCTCGCTTTCCACTCTTGGCATCCTGCTCATTCTGAAACGAAGCAAATTCTATTATGGAACCGGTAACGCACTTTACAACTCTGTCGCTCTCGTTGAACGAGAACTTATCAGAGCAAAAATCGCTATTACCTATTATCGTCTTGACATCTCGATATGCTCCCTTCTTCAAGTTAGGTATATCTTGTCCGACAACCGTTATAACTTTATTGACAAAAGAGAGAGCATAATATACTAGCAACTGCAATATCGTATAGGTTTTGCCAGAAGACGTTCCACCCTGATTAATTATTATACGCTCGTTACTATTCATCATGCTGTCAAATAAAGGCAAGGTTGCGAATATGTCAGTCGGCGATGTCATCTTCACTGTTGGCTATCGGTGGTGTACCTTCTTTATGTACAACAGATATTTTAAATTCGCTTATGCCATCATCGACAGAAAGCCTATTATCCTGTCTGTTTTTCCAATTTTCAGGGTCTAAGTTCGTCAAAGCAAATATAAGTGCACCAGTATCCGGAGGGAAGTGCTTCGTTATTTTGCTTGACTTTACAAGCACTTTACTCCCGTCCTTTAAAGTCCTATACTCATTTTTAGACTCTTCAATCTCATAACCGGCAGCACGCTTCCAAAGTGATTGCTCCAACGTTTGAACGATAGTTTCACGAAACTCTTTTCTCGCCTTTTTTAAAGAGTCAGAAAAGTCAGGTTTGTCATTTATCCAAGTATAAAATGTTTCTTTGCTAATACCAACCTTTTTACAGGCTAAGATATTAGAATCCCCCTCCCTTATATAGGAGATGATGTCATCTTTGACATCGTTAAATTTACCTTTGCTCATATCCTAAAACAATAACCTAAAACTTATATAAATATACTAAAAATCAATCTGATTAGCAAGTAAATTCTTGCTTTATTTCAGATCGAAGTCGCCCCTTCTCAGAGCCTTCTCCATCTTCCGGCTGTACTCCTCTTTCAATATTTCGATGTCCATATCAGGACAATTTTAACTGTTCAACGTTACTTTCAATCTTAACTATCTCTTCATCAGTCCTAACGTTTGATATAAGTCGGAGAGAGTAAAACGGAGTGGGAATAGGGTAACGTACCTCGTTAATCTCGTAGCCCCAATTAAAGTACACCGGGCTTGCAATCGTGTCGTGGCAAATAACCCGCCCTCTTGCCCCGTGAACCATTAAATTGAGGGCACACATTTTGCAGCTAATTCCGTCTATGTCCTCGCCGACGTAGTAGCCGCTTTTATTCTCTGTATATGCAGCTAGCAATGTCCGTCCCGAGCCGCACGCAGGGTCTCCTGTCTTTCCACTTATTCCCCCATTGATTTTCTCCATTATGGTACATAATCCTTCCGGTGTAAAGAACTGTCCCAGCATCGAAGATTTTCCTTTTGATTGATACATCTCCTCGTATATATTCCCGAACACATCTATCCAGCCGCTCGACTCGATTCCCTTGCTTACTATTTCAAGCCACAATATAGTGGCATTAAACAGGTGTTCGTCTTCCTTCGCTTTATCTTCCAAGTGTTTGTCATATGTCCCGTTAACGATGTATTTCACATCGAACATATCGACGAGGTAATCAAGCCACATACCCAATCCTTGCTGCCCGTCATGTCCGTGTATCCTTACGGATTCCTCTATTTCTTCAATGATTCGTTTCATGATTACTCCTCCCACTCGATTTTAATTGTACCTAAATACGATGGCGGACAATTACTTACGGCTTCTTCTCTGTTAGGAAATACGCCAACAGCTAATGTATCTCCATAATTATTTTTGCACAAGTTAACCCACCCCTCTTTCTTTTCAGAGGACATCATAAGGTTAAGATTATTATCATGCTCATCACATACACCATCAATATCATACTGATACGCATTTTCTTCTGTATCACAATTTATAATAGCAACAATTGGAAAGTTTTTATTGTTTAAATCAAAGCAAATAATCCTTGCCTTTCTACCATCTCTCGTGCAGACTGGTTTGCCTGCTTTGGCTGCTTCAAGGTCAAATTCTTTTAAGTTCAATTTCTTTTCTTCCATATCTTCTTTGTTTTGTTTGATTTCTATACTTATTATTTTTTCATGCCAATCATATAATACATAATCATCGCATATAGGTTTATGATTTTTAAAATCTTCATATACCATGAAGTTTTGAACATAAACTTTACCGCCTTTAAAAATTTTGTCGTATATAAAATGTGGCTCTCCGACCTTTTCAAGTTTCTTAAACCTTACTTGTTTCCCATCTTTTCTTAACCCAGCAGAACAAGCACCGATAGGTATATTAGAGCAATTATTCCTTATATCACAATCAGCACAAGTGAACCCAATATCAACACACTGATACCACTCACCGTTGTACTCAAATATTTCTCCTACTTTTCTTTCAATAATCATACGCTTAATTATTCAAATTCCATTATCTCCTTATCCCATAGTTGGGCCACGAAATTTTCTAACTGGCAGCCTTTGGATTTTTCCCAACCGGGGCAAAGGCATACCTCATCGCATCCCATAAGAGCCTTTATATCGTTTCCCAGAAGTTCATGATAGGGTTTTTCCAAATCGGGGTTTACATCGAAGTCTATCGGTGTGACGACACGGTATCCTTTCATTTCGAGGACTCCCGAAACGTATAGTATTTCACTTTCCACTTCATCGAAGTCCCTGCCAGTAATGGGTAGGGAGATGTAGATTTTCTTTTTACTCATAATACAACAATGTTAACTAAACTATTAAAAGAGTTAATTTGATATTTGATAACTAAATATCGAAGTCGATTTGCATCGAACTTGATTCGGAACATTAACACCTCCTTTCCGGCGAACTGTCATTCGCCATCATCTTGTCCATTCTCGTGTGAGAAAGACATTAAGCCCAATGTCCTGTAACTTTGGGCTTTTTTTAGTTGCACTTGACAGGGTGCAACTTATAGCTTGTCGATACAGGTCGGCAGGCAAAACGGAAAGGAGGTGTTAATGTGAAAGATCAAGTTCAAAATGAAAGTGGGAAAATCCGCATATTCTGCCGTTATATCATCAAGAACGGTAAAAAGATTTACCCTAAAAGGTCTAAATACTTTTCGTTCTTGGTGAGCGATAAGAAAAGTGCGTGATTTCGCTTTCTATGGGAATGTACAGGCATTCCCTTTCATCTATACTCCTACTTCTTTTCCTTCCATGATTATATTTCATTTTAAATCGAATATCTTGCTTGAATCCCTAATAGAATCAATAGACATCTTGGCACTCAATTGCTTCATAAATTCAGCAAAATCCATCGCCCGATTCCAACTAGACCATCTATGAGTAATCTCTACTAGTTCAAAAGCATTTAGTAATACCAATTTTTCGTTTTTCTCTCTCAGGTCATTTACAGCGTCCCGTATTCGATTATAAAGATCTCCATGTTCTCTACCGGTCCATACGGTTGTATTTCTTGGCTTGTATAGTTCATCAACCTTTCGTTCGATATGCCTATAATTAACTGTATATGAAGGGAGTTTGTCTTCCTGAATCGCATTATACACATCAATTTCTACCGGTCCATAAGGCACAGCATAGAAATTATCGAATATGTCTAAAAGGTCATCGCCTCCTTCTTCCTTAGGAGCAGCAGCCAAAAACAGCAGTTTCATGGCTGT